TATGTTCGACAAGCGTCGACATTTAGGTCTTCCTTCTTGGTTTAAACGATGATATAATCTTTAGATGGAGGCAGGGCACCACCACATACCCCCTGTCTCCTTTTAAGGATTATTTATGAGTTTAGGATTTGACGCAATATCAGCATTACCATTCGCTACATCAGGACCCGATACAGATGTACAAGTTTCCGTAACAGGTAATTCGCTTACAATCACTATAGGTAGTGTAGGTATTATTGCAGACGCTGTAACAGAAAATTTAACAGCAAATCAACTAGCATTAGGCACAGGTACTTTAACTATTACTGCTGATGCCAACCACACAGTTACAGGAAATGCTGTATCTTTAGGTCTTGGTGCATTTACAGTTAATATTGATACTAACGTAACACCTTCTGGAAACTCGTTGACCTTGGCTACAGGAAATGTTACAATAACTGCTGACGCAGGAGTAAGTCCTACAGGTAATGCTTTATCATTAGATACAGTAGAACCAGGAGTTATTACGTGGAACGATATAATACCAGGAGCAACAATGGTTTGGACACCAATAAAACCGTACTAATATGGCATCAAGTTATTCAACAGATTTATCATTAGAACTCGTAGCAACAGGTGAGAAAGCCGGTCTATGGGGGTCAATTACAAATACTAATTTACAATTATTACAACAAGCAGTTTCAGGTTATGTAGAAGTAACTTTAAGTACAGGTACAACTACATTACTTTTGTCTGATGGATCAGCTACAGCAAACGGTAAAAATCTTTACATAAAAGTTGTAGGAACTTTATCTGGTAATGCAAGTTTAGCTATGCCTGCATCAACAACAGGTGGTAATGCAAACAGAGTATTTTTTGTAGAAGATGGAACTACTAGAGGTTTAGCTTCAGATAGTTTTACAGTAACTTTATTAACAACAGGTCAGTCAGCATCTACACAAGTACCTTTACCTGAAGGTGCAACAGCTTTAGTTTATTCTAGAGGTAGTGTTCCAGCAACAACATTAGGTATGTTGCAAAAAGGATTTACAACAGTAACTGCAGCTAGCAAAACTACATACACAGCAGTCCCAGGTGATCAAATTGGTGTAGACACAGTGGCTAACATTGTAACAATTACTTTACCTGCAGGAGTAGTAGGTGATGAAGTAGTTATTATGGACGTATCGGCATCAAATGGTTTTGCAACTAACAAATGTGTTGTAACACCAAATGGATCAGATAAAATTCAAGGAACAGCGGCTTCAGTAGATCTTACAAATAACAATCAATCAGTCACACTTCTTTACACTGGTTCTAATAAGGGCTGGCAATTCAAAACTGATACAGATTAGGGAGTAACTTATGGCTCTCACTCAAATCAAATTCGCACCAGGAGTTGATAAACAAGACACAAGTGTCGGCGCTATTGGACGTTGGACAGATTCTGATAATGTTAGATGGAGGTATGGATTACCAGAAAAAGTTGGTGGTTGGCAGTCATTACTTACAGATTCTATTGTAGGTGTAAGTAGAAAACAACATGCTTTTGTTGATACCGAAGGTAATAGATATATTGCAATTGGCACAGATAAATTTTTACTTATATTCTTTGAAGGACAGTTATTTGATATAACTCCTTTAGCAACTACTATTTCATCAGCTACTTTTACTTTTAATGGCACAACTACAATTACAATTACTACATCAGCCGCTCACAATTTAGAAGATGGTGATATTGTTTTATTAGATTCGGTTACTTTACCAGGTGGTACAGGATTAAGTGCATCAGACTTTGAAGATAAACTATTTCAAGTTATTTCTACACCAACAGCAAACACTTTTACTATAACTTTTACAAGCGCAGGGTCTGCAGCTTCTGGTGGTAGTGTAGATATAAAACCTTATGAAAGAGTTGGTCCGGCGGCACAAACTTATGGTTATGGTTTTGGTATTAGTCAATATGGTGGAACTGTACAAGGTGCACAAACAACAACTTTGAATGGTAGTTTAAATGCAGATACAGCAGGTACAGGTGGAACGGGGACCGCGGTTACAGTTGTAAGTACAACAGGATTTCCTACTGCAGGAACTATTGCAATAGCTAACGAATTAATTACATACACATCAACAAGTTCAACACAATTTTTAGGTATTACTAGAGGTGCAAAAGGCACAGCAACCACTGGTACATCCAATGGTCAAGCACACTCATCAAGTGACACAGTCACAAACGCATCAGAGTTTAGTGGATGGGGTGATGCAGTTGATGCAGGAACTATAACTCTTGAACCAGGTCTTTGGTCATTAAGTAATTTTGGTCAAGTATTAGTTGCAACAATTGCAAACGGTAAAACATTTACATGGAATGCAGGAGATGCAGCAAGATTAAGTGTAAGAGCATCTACTGGCACAACAGATTTTGTAACCACAGGAAACCCAACAGCTACAAGAACAACTCTTATTTCACCAACAACACGTCACTTAATTCATTTTGGAACTGAAGTAACCATTGGATCAACTGCTACACAAGATGATATGTTTATAAGATTTTCTGAACAAGAAGATATTAATGACTATTCTATTTTAGCAACTAACACAGCGGGTTCTCAAAGACTACAAGATGGTACAAAAATTATGGGAGCTTTAGTTGCAAAAGAAAATATTCTAGTATGGACTGATAATGCATTGTACACAATGAAATTTGTTGGTGCTCCATTTACATTTGGTTTTGAACAAGTAGGTACAAACTGTGGATTAATTGGTAAAAATGCAGCCGTTGAAATAGATGGTGTTGCATATTGGATGGGTAGTAATGGTTTCTTCTCGTTTGATGGTACAGTAAATACACTACCTTGTTCTGTAGAAGATTATGTTTATGATGATATAGATACTACAAAAGGACAACAAGTGTGTGCAGGTATTAACAACTTGTTTACAGAAGTTACTTGGTGGTATCCAACATCAGGATCAGATTTTAATAATAGATATGTAGTTTACAATTATGGTACAGTAAATAATCCTTTACCAATGGGTAACTGGTACACAGGAGTTAACACAAATTCTATTAGAACAACTTGGATAGATTCTCTTGTATATCCTAAACCATATGCAACAGCATATAACAGTTCTAACACAGGAACTTTTCCTGCTATTATTGGTGAAACAGGACTAGGTCAAAGCGTATTGTTTGAACACGAAACAGGGACCGATCAAGTTAATCCAGATGGTAGTGTAACAACACTTACTTCTTTTGTTCAGTCTTATGATTTTTCTTTACAAACAGATCAAGGTGCAGCTGAATACTTTTTAGCAATGAGAAGATTTTTACCTAACTTTAAAATTTTACAAGGTAACGCAAGCGTTACAATATCTGTAGCTGATTATCCTGCAGATCCAAACACAACATCTACTTTAAGTCCTTTTACTGTAGACTCAACTACAACTAAAGTTGATACTAGAGCAAGAGGTCGATACGCAGCTTTAAAAATAGAAAACACAGGTGTGTCTGAATCTTGGAGATTCGGTACATTTCAAGCAGACTTACAACCAGACGGAAGAAGATAATGACAAAAATAGTAGTAAGATTACCAGAACCTAAAAAAGAATATAGTGAAGATAACCAAAGACAAATTAATAGATCTTTGGCTTCTATAGTAGAACAATTAAATTCTACATTTTTAAGACAACTAAAAGAAGATCAAGAACGATTTACTTGGTTAGGACTTGGTTAATGGCAAATATATATCAAAACGCAAAAAAAGATTTAACAACTAACACAGTTACAACTTTATATACTGTACCTTCTAACTCTAGAGCTATTGTAAAGTCATTATTAGTTAGTAGTGATAATGGTAGTGATACAACTATTACTGTAGATTTGTTTGATGGAGATCCAGCGTCAGCTAACAAGTTTACTTTATTTAATACTAAAACAATTACTGGTAATACATCAGATCAATTATTAACAGAGCCTTTAATTATGCAAGAAAGTGAAGTCTTGCAAGTAACTGCTGCAGATGCTAATAGATTATTTGTGGTAGCATCAATACTAGAAATTAATAGAGAGGATAAATAATGCCGTTTATAGAAACAGAAGCTTCTGTTAGGTATGAAACAATTAATGGTAAAAGAGTGCCAGTAATTACACCTAAAACAGAGGTAACATTAACTAATACAGAAACAGGTCAAGAATATATGTCTGACGCTGAAGCTTTAGCAGATGTTCAAAATGCTAATACAGCTACAAAATCTGAACATATACGAAGAGACGTAAATGTAACTGTAGAAGAGATAAAGATAGGCGCTGGCTTTAACATCAGCGATTGACGATTGACAAAAAAACAAGTAAAATGCACGATACCGGCATATATACAAGACTTGCCTTCTTGCATTTCAACAATATAATATAAGGAACTATGGGATTTTTTTCTGGAATAAGACGTAGAATTAAAAAGCTGATACCTAAAGAGATTAGGCCGGCTATACCATTTATAGCAGCAGCTATGATACCAGGAGCAGGTGTTGCTGGATTAGGTCCTGTTAAAAGTAAATTTTTAACTTCGGCAATTGCTAGAGGATTAAGTGATGACGAAGCAGATGTAAAAGATATTTTTAGAGC